CAATGCAAAACATGCTGAACGGACTTTTCGACCGTTCGCAGCAAATCGGGGCGCAGCGCCGGGCCGCAGGAAGCGCGCAGCTTCGCGGGGCCGGTACGTCGCAGCTTGCCGGGGCTACCGACGAAAAGGCCGCGAAGGCTGCGGAACGTCGCGCGCTGGCGCTGCAAAAAATCAATACGCAATTGGACAACGAACTTAATCGTATGTTCCAGTTGCAGCCGCAGCGCGAAGCACAAGCGAAGTTTGACCAAATCGAAGAATCGTTAATTCAGAAGAAAATCAAGCTTACGGACGACGAAAAAACTTCCATCATGGGCCGCATTAAAGCGATTCAGGATGCGACCGTTGTTCAACAGAAGTTCGACGCGATTTATAACGAAGCTGTCGGCCCGGCGCGCGATTATAACGCGACGCTTGACGCTGCGCAAAAGCTTCTGTCGCAAGGCGCGATTACGCAAGACCAATACACGCGCGCAATCACGAAGGCGACCGAAGAATACAAGAACAATCAAGACCCGATGCGCCAGTACAACAAAGACTTGCAACAGCAATTCGACTTGTTGAACATGCTTCCGAAACAGCGCGAAGTCGAACAGCAAGTTATGCAGGTTCAAAACGACTTGTTGGCGAAGGGTATTACGCTTAACGCGCAAGAACTGGCGCAGCTTCGCGAACGCCTTACGTTGCTGCAACAGCTTAACGGCGTTTCGCAGCAAGAAGCTTCATTGCTTGATTCGTCTGTCAATAAGCGTCAAAGTTTTATCGACCAATTGACCGCAATAAACAAGCTTCTTGCCGACCAAAAATCAGGCTTTACGAAGTCCGACGCGCTTACGGCTATCGGCGGAAGTGACGTTGGGCAATACTTGGCCGGTTCGCCTGAAATGGTAAACGCGCAAGTAACGCAATTGCAAACGATGTACGAACAAATCGACCAATTGCGCCAAGCCGACCTTATCAGCGAACAAACCGCATCGGCGGCGAAGTTGCAAATTTGGAATGCGCAGCAAAACGCGCAACTTCAAACCGCAACAACATTCTTTAGCGGCTTGGCGCAATTGCAAAATTCGTCGAACAAACGACTTGCCGCTATTGGCAAAGCCGCCGCAATCACGCAAGCAATTATCAATACGTACCAAAGCGCGACCGGCGCTTATGCCGCGATGGCGTCGATTCCTTACGTCGGCCCGGCATTGGGCGCAGCCGCAGCAGCCGCAGCTATCGCCGCAGGCATGGCGAACGTTGCGGCCATCCGGTCGCAGGGAACGACCGGATACATGACGGGCGGTTATACCGGCGACGGCCCACAAGGGGCGATTGCGGGCGTCGTACACGGTCAAGAATTCGTCATGAATGCAGCCGCAACAAACCGTATTGGCGTCGCGAACCTTCAAGCCTTGCAGTCCGGGGCGGCTTCGGTTCAGGGCGCGGGCGGCAACGCTGGCGGCGGGCAGAATGTGGGCAACGGCGGCGGCGAACAATCGACAAACGTTCAAGTTCCTGTTAAAGTTGTTAACGTAATTGACCCGTCCGAAGCGTTGAATGCGCTTAATACTTCGGCTGGCGAACGTTTGATTTTGAACGTAATTGAACGCAACCCGAATACCGTTCGTAAAATGGTCGGGTCTTAAACGATAGGAATACGAATTATGGCCTTCACTTCGGGAACTGCGACGGATTATATCGACCTTGCCGACAAGTTCCGCGCTTGGATTACCGGAACCGCCGGATGGACCCAACTTGCATGGACGCCGGGCGACGTTACGACCGGCGGCATGTCGCTTTCGATTCGCGGCCCCGGCGCGGCGGCGGACAAGCGCGTTTTCGTTAATATTCAAAGCGTGTTCGACGATTCGAACCAAACGTATGATTGGGATATTCGCGGCGCTGTTTCTTACGACGGTTCAAAGCCTTTCGGTTCGCAAGAATCCGAATCTTCGCCTTCTTATTTGCACCTTTGGAAAAACGCGATTTCATATTGGTTTTATGCGAACGACCGTCGTTTTATCATTGTTGCGAAAGTTAACACCAACTATATGTCGGCCCATGCGGGATTCTTTTTGCCTTGGGGAACGCCCGCGCAATACCCGTTTCCGTTGTTTATTTCGGCAAGTTCGGGGCAATTACTGCCGTACAATTCGACAGCTTCGAACAATCGTTTTTTCTGCGACCCCGGCGGAAATTACAATTACGGCGTTGTTACTGACTATTGCGCCGGTAAAATACGAACGCCGGAAGGCAATTGGGTTAATGTCGCGAATCATCGCAGCGTTACGGGCAATGACGCACCTTGGGGAAGCGAACCGCCGAACAATCCTTTCGTTTGGCCTTACGTCATGCGCGGCAGTAACGGGCAAGGATCGACGGGAAGTTTGATTGATTGGACTGTCGGTTCGTCATCGAATGGCGTTGTTGGCGATTACGGCGTTGTTGACAAGCTTGTCCCTACGGCGCAAGGCGAACGCATGTTGCTTCCGCTTTACATTTTGACCGGCGCGAAGCCCGGCGGTTACGGTGCAATCGACGGCGTTTATTTTCCGATGGGCGCGGGGCTTACGCCAGAACAAACGGCGTCCATTTCTTCCCGCGATTTCAGGTTTTTTTCTAATGTTCATCGAACATCGGGAAATGACTTTTTCGCAATTGAGGAAAACTAATCATGGCTTATACTGTCGGAAGCGGCGCAACGACCGCCGATTTTATGGACGCCTTGCGTTCGTTCGCCGTCGGGCTTGGATGGACCATTAACAGATTCGACGCTACGGCAAAACGTCTTTATATGGCAAAAGACGCCTGCCGCGTTTGCTTTTCTTGGAAATCTTACAACATAACTTCTTACGACAGCGGTTCGGCGGTTGTTATTCAAGAAGGCATTATTCAAGGGTCGCTTGTTGCTTCTTTCGGAACTGGCGACGCTTACAACACGTTCCCCGGCGCAGGTTCAAAAGTCGCGCTTTCTACTTCTTTGACGACAATTGGCGGCGAGTACAGCGTTCTTATGTCGTACATGCAAGGACCGTTCGTAAATTGGTTCTTGTTCAGCAACGCAAACGGCGATTATATCCATGCGATTGTTCAAGTCGGAAGCGACCGATACCGTTTTTTGACATTCGGCAACGTTGATAAGGGCGGTCTTTCACATTCTGGCGCGGCTTATTTGTCTTCGGACGGTGGCGACAATTGGTTTCGCGGCAATACCGGTTCAACTAACGAATTTTATTACGCGGACCCGCGTTATTGTTCTTCGCACTTCGGCATTACGTCGAACGCCCGGTTCTCAATGTCGCATACGCAAATGTTTAGTATCGACGCATTGCCGCTAGGCTTTGATAACAACGTCGGCTTCGGAACTTATAATTACAATGCGTCAACTTCCAAAGTTCAAACTTTACAGCATGTAATGCAACTTCGCCGGGCGGTTTGGATTAGCGACAATTACCCGTCGAAAGAATCTTTTTCTTCTTCTTGCGGCCTTTTGGATAACGTCGTTGCGTCCGCTGCGCCAGCTTGGGCGCAAAATGTACCGTTATTCGGCCTTCCGCTTGTCGCTATAAATTCGGCGAACACGCAAGCTTGTTGCGTCGGGTCCGTTCCTGATTTTCGCTTGGTTAACATGCAAGGCATGTCGCCGCAACAAGAAATCGCAATAACGTCGGATACTTGGAAGATTTTTCCGGTAATTCGCCAAGATGAATGGTCGAACAGCCGCGTACATGGCAACATTCGCGGCGGTCAATACGGCTTCGCAATCAAAAAGATTTCGTAAAATGGCCGATACCCTTTTCGAAAATGCAATCTTGCTTTGCCAGCTTTCGGAATATTCAGGTATTCCGTTTGCTACGGCTTACCACGATTTGCAAACCGACGTAACCAACGTCAACCCGCAATCCGGCCCGGCTACGGTTGACCAAATCCCCGGCCCGCCTGTTGTTGTGGGCATCGACGAACAAGAATTCTTGTTTGACTTCTATTTTCGAATTTGGGTTTTCCCGCTTCGCCTTGAACTTCGCAATCCGCGAACCGGCGTTGATATTCCGTTTGCTATTTGGAACGCTTACCCTTGGAAAAACGCGCTTACTTCAATCGCCGGTACTGGAACGGACGGCCTTACACTTGACCTTGAAGCGCCTTCGCAATTTCGCGAAATTGAATACAGGACGGTCAATCTTCAAATTACGCCAGCCGCGCCGCTGTCAATTGAAGCCGTTTTCGATTTCATTTTTGCCAATGGCAACGCGACCTTTACATTCATCGCGGACCGCGCATCGGTTCTGTCGATTATTCCCGATGTTCCGGTTAATGAAACATGGCAATGGTTGACCGATGTTATGGTTGCGACGGATGGTACGGAACAGCGCGTTGGTCTGCGTGGCGTTCCGCGTCGTAAAATGTCGGCGAAGTTGGTTGCATTGTCCGAAGAAGAAATTATGGACAATTTGAAGAAAGCTTTGTTCGACTTCGGCGGCCAAGTCGTCATTCCCTACTTCCAATATTCAACGACGATTTCCGTTGCTGCGCCGATTGGTTCAACTGATATTGTTTTCGACCCTGCGCGCACCGACCTTCGCGAAGGTGAATACGTGTTTCTATTGACGAAAGACGCGCAAGAACTGGCGAAGATTGAAACGCTAGGCATTTCAGGCGCAACGCTTGACGCGCCGATAACGATTGACCTTCCAGAAGGAACGATTATTGCCCCGGCCTTTGCGTCTGTCGTCGAAAACAAATCGTCGCTTTCGCGTTACGCCGTGAATGACGCCGCCGAAGTTACGGTTGACAGCATTTCGTCGCAAGCACGTTCAGATTTCAAACGCCCTAATTCGACGGCTTCGATTACGACGTTTGACGGATACCCCGTCCTTGACCGTCGCCCGCTGGCGAATAGCAACGTCGAAGACCAATACGACCAAGGGTACGAACGCTTCGATTACCAAACGGGTTCAATCGAACAAATTACGCGATGGGCGTTTACGCGCGTTGAAGGTCCGCGCCAATACTTGATTCATCGCGCCCAACAGCCCGAAACATTGGATTGGTGGCGCGACTTTTTGGACGCAACGCGCGGCATGTTGAACCCGTTTTTGTTGCCCACATACCGCCGCGATTTCTTCGTTGCTGCCCGGCCCGATGACGGTTACTTGACGTTTGTTATCGCCGGTTCGGATTACGGTTCGTTGTTCTGGCCTATCGCGCCGTTCAAGCGGCTTTACCTTTGGACCGACGCCGGGCAAGTGCCGGTAACAATTAACGCTGTCGATTTGGACGAAGACGGGAACACGGTTTGCACAATGGCAACAGCGATGCCGACCGGCGACGATTACCGGAATATTTCGTTTATTTCCTTGCTTATGAAAGTTCGTCTTGCTTCCGATGAAGTCGGGCTAGAACATCATGGCTTGGAAACGATACTGAACCTTTCGATAAGGACGATTCCAGAATGACGACTTACGACGACCGCGAAACGTCCATACACGACGCGGAACCAATCGAATGTTACGAATTTTCCGGGTCTTACAAGACGTACCGCTATACGTCTTCCGACTTGCCGGTTACGGTCAGCGGCAACGTGTACACGCCACAAGCAATCCAGCGCAGCAACGTCAAGGCCGGGGTTTACGACGAAGACAACATTAAAATCGACGTTACGATGCCGATTTCTGTTGCCTTGGTCAAAGACTACGGCTTTCAGATTACGCCGCCGCGTTTGATGTTGACGATTTACCGCGTCCATCGCGGAACCGATTTCGCAACGGATTTTGTCACGTTCTGGAAAGGGCTTGTCACGAACTTTAATATCGTCGATAACACGGCGACGATTACGGTTCCGTCTATTTTCAGCGATGCCATGTCCGGCAACGTGCCTTCGGTTTATTATCAAACACCTTGCAATCACGTTTTGTTCGATAGCGGTTGCAAGCTGTCACGCGCTGCGAACAGCATTACGACAACCGTTGTTGCTGTCGATGGCAACAATGTTCAAATAGCCAGCGCGGGCGGCTGGCCCGATGGTTCGTTTATTGGTGGCGAAATCGCAGACACGACGCACAATGACCGGCGTATGATTGTCGGGCACGCCGCCGACTTGTTGACCATAAATTACCCGTTTTCTAACTTGCTTGTCGGAACTACGGTCGAAGTTACGCGCGGCTGCGACCACGGTTACAACAGCGATTGCAAAAACAAGTTCAACAACCAAATCAATCACGGCGGTTTTCCGTTTATTCCTGCCGTTAATCCTTTCCAAGATGGAGTCGGTTAAATGATTATCGGAATCTTCGTCGCTATTGCGTTTCTTCTTGCCGTTACGTTGCTTGCGCCGAAACCGCAAGTCGAAAACGCGCGCGCTTCAAATCTTGGCGACTTTTCGTTTCCGCGTGCGGACGAAGGCGACCCCGTACCGTTGTTTTGGGGAACTATTCGTTTGAAATCCCCGAATACGATTTGGTACGGCGATTTTAAGGCCGTGCCGATTACTGAAAAAGTCAAGACCGGCTTGTTTAGTTCGAAGCGTGTTACGACAGGATACAAATATTATATCGGTTTGGACCTTGCTTTAGGACTTGGCCCGAACGTCGTTCTTCGCCGAATTTGGTCTGGCAAATATACGGCTTGGCAAGGCACAATTTCGGGTCAATCTAACTTCGTTATCAACGCGCCGGACCTTTACGGCGGCGACAAACAGCAAGGCGGCTTGCAAGGCAACGTCACGTTTTACGATGGTTCGTTTAGTCAAGACCGCGACCCGTATTTGGCTACTTATTGCGACGCAAATGTTCCGCGCTATGGCGGGGTTTGCCATATCGTCTTCAAAGCCTTTTATGTGGGGACGACGACGAATTTGCAGGCAATGAACTTCGAACTTTCGCGCATGTCCGATACGGTGTTGCCGGGTCGCGGCATTATGCCGAACGGTCTTGACGTTAACCCGATGGAAATTCTTTATGACGCGCTTACGGCCAAATGGGGCCGTCTTGGCTGCGATACTTCGTTGATTAGCCTTGATTCTTGGCAAGCTGCGGCGCAAACGCTTTACGACGAAGGCAACGGCATGTCGTTAAAGCTTGAAGCGGCCAACACTGGTAAAAGCGTTGCCGATGAAATTATGCGGCAAATCGACGGGCTTTTGTATCAAGACCCCGAAAACATGCAAATGGTCGTAAAGTTGCTTCGCAATGATTACGACGTAAACACGCTTCCGGTTCTTGATACGTCGATTGTTCAAAACATTACGAACTTCGCTAAAACGACTTGGGACAGCACTTTTAACCAATGCCGTGTTACGTTCACAAGTCGCGAAAAAGATTATGAAGACGTTGTTGCGACGGCGCAGGACTTCGCAAACATCAATTTTCAACAGAAAGTTCGTTCAACCGAACTTTCATTTCCGGGCGTTACCGTGCCGACGTTAGCAAGTCAACTTGCTTCGCGCGGCCTTGGCGTCTATTCGGTTCCGTTGTACAAGTGCGATTTGAAATGCACGCGCGCCGCTTCGACGCTGCGCCCCGGCGACGTGTTTGTTTTGAATTGGGAACCGTTCGGCCTTGAAACGATGGTAATGCGCGTTCAGAAAATCGACCTTGGTTCTTTGACGGATGGAACCGTAACCATGACGGTTATTCAAGACAAGTTCGCCGCTAATACGATGGTCTTTGCGCCGCCGGAACAAACCGGCTGGCAACCTATCGACACGACGCCGCATCCTGTTTTGACGCGCAAAGTCTTCGAAGTGCCGAAGTTTATTCTTCAAGCTTCGGGCGTTACGCCTGCCGATAACCAAGGCGGCTTGTACGTCGTCGCGCGTGCGCCGGGTTCGCAATCGCAGACGTTCGACGCGGAACAGACGACCGACGCTTTCGCTACCGTGTTCCTTGGCCTTGACGATGCCTTGTACACGCCTTCGGGTCGCTTGACGGCGAATTACGCCGATACGGCGGGCGGCGCGGCGCGTTTCGACGCGACCGGCTTTACGGTAGATTTGTTGTCCGACGCTTCGGTTCTTTTGGCCGACGCCACGCGCAACAATTATCGCGACGGCAAAGGGCTTATCGTCGTTGGCGACGAAATTATGTCGTATGCCGGTTTCACCAACAACGGCGACGGTTCGTACACGTTGAAAAACATTTCGCGCGGGTTCTTGGACAATACACCGATTGCCCACACTACCGGCGAATACGTCTTTTTCATCCAAGGCCAAGACGGGCTTTCCGAAACGCTATTCAGCGATACGGCGACCGTTACGACGCGCTTGCGGGACAATACCGCGACCGCGACCCTTCCCGTCGCCAGCGCCTTGACGGATGCCGTCGCAATGACCCGCCGGGCGTTCCGTCCGGCCCCGCCCGCCTACATGACGGCCAACGGGTCGCGCACGCCTGCCGGGGCCGCTGCGGGCGTTGCCGTGGCCTTGGCGTGGCGGGAACGGTCCCGGCTGGCGACCGGGCTTGTATGGTATGACGACCCGACCGTTACGCCGGAAGCCGGGACAACGTACACGCTTCAAGTTTCGGTCAATGGCGGCGCGTTCAGTACGCCTAGCGGCGGTTCCGGTCTTACGTCGCCCGCTTTCAGCTACACGCCAGCGACCGCCGGGAACTACGCCTTCCGCGTGTACGCGGTACGTGATACGCTGCAAAGTGCGGTCGCGGATACGGTTTCGATTACGATTACTTAAAAGAAAAGCGGCGCGGTTGTTGCTTTCTTCAATCGCCCGCAATCGTAAAGCATTTTGACCGCTTCGTTAATATACCAATCGTAATTTATATCGTCGGGAAATTCCGTCGGCAAGTCCATTACAGGGCGTGCGCCGTCGGTTTTCCCGACTTTGTTTCCGCTGGATACGTAAGCAATATACCCGGCTTCGTTCTTCGGATAGTACCAACGAACGACCTTGCCAAGATAACGACCGTTCTTTTCGCCGCCGCCGCGCACGTTCTTTACTGCAACGAAGCGCCGGAAGTCGCGGCATTCCTTAATCGTTTTTTCGACTGGCGTTCCGTCAACAAGGAAGCGAACAACGGCGTCGGAACAAATCAGGGTTTCGGGGTTCTTCGAAAGAATCGAATTCAAGGCCGACCCGCGTTCGCAATAAGCGCCCTTAGTTTTTGCGCCTAATTGTTCGTCAAGAAAGCGCGCTTCGGGGTCGCCGCCGTCTTCCTTGATTGCGACATAACTATTAACGTCGCGGCTGAATACGGCTTTATACCGCGTTTCTTCGGTCTTGTATCCTGTCCATTCTTCCCAAGCCGCAATAAGCGCCCTTACTTCGTCGTGTCGCGATTTGTGATACTT